CGCCGCCGCGAGGGATATCGGTCGGTCGGTCTACGTGGATATTCTGGTCGCGACTGACCGGAAGCACACCCAGCTTGTCACGGATATTGAATCCGGGAAGATGGGCACGCTCTCGATGGGCTGCACAACCCAGACGACTCAGTGTACGAAGTGCGGCAACGTCGCCGTGGATGACACGGATACCTGCGACTGCATCCGGTACCACAAACTCGATACCTTCTACGACAGTCAAGGTCAGCGTCGAGTCATCGCGGAGCTGTGTTTCCCTCCTGGCATCCGAGTCTCAATCGGAGATGGGAGTCGGGTAGCCATTGAGGATCTCCAAGTTGGGGATGTGGTTCTCTCCCACACGGGGCACCGACGTGAGGTCGTTGAGATTTTCGAGCGGGACTTTGATGGTGATCTGGTAGCCTTGGACTTGGTGGGTCTCCCGCAAACGCTACGGAGCACCCCCAACCACCCCTTCTGGGTTATCAGCCAGAATGATGTGTGTGCCTGTGGTTGCGGCATCAAGCTTAAGAGCGTCCGCAAGACCTTTGCACGGGGGGAATATACTCGTAAGTATGCCCCAGGGCACAACCCTACGAATGTCGTGTCCTTGGATGCGCCCTCTTTTGACTTTGTCGAAGCCGGGAACGTGAGGGTTGGGGACATGGTGGCGATGCCGGCCCCGCAGGGTGTGGTGGTTCCGGAGGATGTGGATGAGGACAGGGCACGGCTCCTGGGATGGTTCTTGGCTGAGGGCTGCTACATCAAGAAGGATGGGCAGCGGGTGGGCATTCAACTCACCCTTAATGCAGAGGATGAGGTGGGTGTTGCGGAAGCCCTGGCTTCCCTCCTGAGCAAGTGCTTTACTCCCGAGTTCAACCTCCAGAAGGCCACGAAGGTCCGGCTGTTGGAAGCTCTGGCGATCCCCGCAACGACTCGACAGGTTTCTCGTAGATTGGGGTTGCGAGAGAAGACAATTCAACTGGCTTTGTCGGGGCTCAGGTCAGAGGGACTCGTTTCGAGTCGGAGGCTTCGTGCTTCGGAGAAGACGCAATTCGGGGCCTCCGGGACCAACGCTCTCGTGTGGGAGCGGCTGAGTGGTGCTCCGGCTGATTGGTTTAATCTAGCCCGGGTTCATTGCTTTGACCGGGTTGCGGAGCCCGGCAAGAAGTTGGTCGTCTGCTATACGAACCGAAGTGCTGCCGACTGGTTCTATAAGCACGCCGGGGAGTATTCCGGTTCCAAGAGGCTCTCGGAGGATGCAATTCTCTGGCCCAAAACCCTGCAAGCATCGATGCTTCGATCTTACCTCTGGGGGGACGGCACCGTTGACACCCGAGGTCGCCATTCTGTGTCGTCCGTGTCGGAGACCCTGATCAGCCAGATGCAAGTGGTGGCTGCTCGGTGTGGTTTCTGGACCCGACGGCAAGTGATTTTCGAGGGTCAATGTGTAGAGCTTCAGCAAGTCGTCAACGGGACAGCGGTGCCTGTTGGGTCTGACGGATTCCGTGCTCGTCATGAACTGCACATCCAGCCTTCTGATGAGGCCACGGCGTTTTTCGGATTGACTGAGGTTGGTAGTCGAGGTTTGACCCCGGCATGGCGTACCCATGAGGGGTACATGCTGTACCGGGTCCGGGATGTGTGGACGGAGTCCTATAAGGGGAAGGTTCACAACATCGCAGTGGACACCGATCATTCGTATCTGGCGGAAGGGATTGCCGTACATAATTGCGGGCATCATTCCCTGGATGACACTGGCGGAGTGGTGTTCATTGAGGCTTCCTGGGTGGGGAATCCTGCGTTCAAGGGAGCCGTTCTCCGGAACGTTCTTTCTCCTACTCAGGCGATTCCCCACAACAAGACTCTCCAAGATGTGCTCTCCTCTCCTCCCCCGACCTGGACTGAGGGGGGGATGCCGCGAGCGGCGGCTCTAGCCTTCGACTTCGGTGATCCGGAGGATGGCGAGGAAGAGCAGGATTCTCCGAAGTCCCCTGCGCGTCCCTTGGACAAGACCAAGGAGAAGCTCAAGGAGAAGCTCATCAAGGATGTTCGTGAGGACATTGAGAAGGATTTGGAGGACGAGAAGCCTCCATCCTCGGATGAAGTCCACACCAACGACAATCTTCACAAGCAAGCTCAGGAGCGGGTAGAGAGGGTTCTCCTCCGTACCGCGAGTTCCGAGACCGATCTCATCAACAAGGTCGCTCTTCTGGATGCTGAGTTTGGCTGTGTTCAGCCTCGGGACACCTACCTGACTGCCCTCCGGGTTGGAGGGCAGGCATACCGCGACAACCCGGCTCGCTTCCTCTTGGCGTGTCAGGATCACACGGGACGCCGCTTTGGTATCCCAGAAGTCAAGGTGTTCCGACGCCTTGGAAGTCTCCTCTCCCTGCTGGAGAGCCCCCCCAACAAGACCCCCTAGGAGTCTACTCATGTCCAAGCGACAGCGCATGACCCAGAAGCAGGGCGAGGACAAGGCCGCCGCTCTGCCTCCTGCACAGCCCACTGAGAGCGGTTGGCACCCCGCCCACCAGTCCGAGGATCCGGGCCTCCACGACTACGAGAACGGCGACACTTCCAAGTGGAAGGAAGACGTAGCTCAGCCCCCCTACCCCGAGGGTAAGCCCCCCGCCCAGCCCTCCGAGAGTGGCTGGCACCCCGCGGAGAAAGCCGCCGCGGATCAGATCCGCGTCGCCGCTACGGAGAAGGCTGCCAAGTGCATCCGGTTGGCTGAAGCCATGCTCCCCCCCGGCACCGACACCGCCGCGATCGAGGATCAGGCCCTCACCTTCATGGACATGGCCGACACGGCGATCGATCAGAGCCTCAGCCGCCTCGCGGCCGATGAGGAAGAGGAGGAAGAGGTGGATGAGGGCAAGAAGGCGGAGACCCAGGTCACCGCGTCGGACCAGAAGATCGCGGAGCTGACCTCCCTGGTCCAGAGCCTCGCGGCTTCCGTCCAGGGTCTCATGACTGCGAAGAAGGCCGAGGTCGCTCCCGCGGCGGTCGAGACCCCCGTCGAGAAGAAGGCCGAGGAGGTCGATTCCGACGAGGCTCTCCTCAAGAAGATGCTGGCGGAAGAGGCGGCTCGCCCCGATCCCGATGAGGCCCTCCTTCAGCAGATGCTCGCTGAAGAGAAGGCCGCTTCGGATCCCGATGAGGTTCTGCTTCAGCAGATGCTCGCGGAGGAGACCGCTGGGAAGAAGGCCGAGATCGATCCCGATGAGGCCCTCCTTCAGCAGATGCTCGCGGAAGAGGAGGATGACTCCGACGACGACAGCGAGGATGACTCCGACGATGACAGCGGGGAGTCCGACGACGACGCCGGGAAGAAGGCCGAGGAGGTCGCTGAGACCGGCAAGGCTGCCGAGGAGGCTGACAAGGCTGCCTGCGGTGAGATGGCGGACATGGGCCTGGACGATCTGCTCGCGGAGCCCGAGGAAGAGGACATGCTCGACATGGGCATGGCCGAGGACCCGATGGGCCTCATGAGCGACGAGGTCCCCTACCCTGAGGATGACTCGGTGCTCTCCGCCATCTTCGCGGAGGAGGCCCGCTCCTCGATGGGCCTGGAGTCCGACTCCACCGCCGCGGACACCATCAACAAGGCCGCCGCTCAGACCCCCCGCCCCCGCAAGGCGTCCAAGGGTCCGAAGACCGTGGGTGCTCAGGTCCGCACCGCGTCCGCGGACGTGGACCTGGAAGGTCTCTGGGAGACCAAGCCCGATATCAGTCAGGTGTTCTCCTGATTTGATTGCGTCCCCCTGGGGCGGCGAGTTTCGCCTCAGGGGAGCGTGAGCCCCCTCGGGATGGGCTGAAAGTCTCGATAACATGTAAATACGACAAACATGTATAGGTGAACCCGGTCGGTCTGAGCGGGTGAATCAAACTCAACCCCCTCTCCCCTGTAAACAGGGAGCACGAGCCCGGAGAAATCATGGCTTTGCTTGGACAGGCGAGCGGTGCGTGGACTGAGTCGAGCAGCGCCCTGAGGATCCTCTACAAGGGGATCAACAACTCGGTGGGCATCCTGACCGATGATAGCTTCACGCAGACCAACCCGCCGATCGTCACCGCAACCTCTACCATCGCTTCCAACGTGGACACCAGCCTCCTGGGCGTCCTCAGCGGCTCGGTGGCCTTCACCCGCCCCGATGAGGGCAGCAACTACATCGGCGGCAACGCCGAGGGTCTCGCGACCGCCAGCCACGAGCTGATCGTCCGTCCCCTGGGGCTGTTCATCAACAACGCGGCGGGCAACTCTTTCGAGAACCAGCCGGCGTCCGCCAGCGGCAAGGGGCCCTACGTCTCCGGCCAGGGCACCTACGCCAGCCAGCTCTTTGAGACCCAGCTCCTCAGCGGCACCGGCCTCACCGGATCCGCTGGCGACGATATCAGCTACCTGACGGGCCTCTCCCTGGTGGCGAGCCGCAACGGCTACCTCCAGCCGTCCTACGATCTCACCAACACTGAGACGATGGACGTGGCTTCTGTGGCTGCCGAGGTCGAGCACGGCCAGTCGGCGTCCACCGTCATCGGAATCCTCAAGATGCCCTCGGATGCCACGCAGGCCGAGATCGTCTTCGACCAGCGCATCTGAGGAGGGAGACACAATGGCAAAGGTAAGCAACGCTGTCAAGCAGCGGATCATCAGCGAGTACATCAAGACCCCCCGCGGTCGTGCTCGCCTCGCAGCCTCCATGACGCAGCCCCTCCGGATGCGTCGGGACTACTCGGCGGTCGGTCGCAAGACCTTCCTCGTCGAGGATCTCCCCGATGGAGCCCTCCCGATCTACGACAAGGATCCGGAAGTCACCGCCTACGTGGTGGGCGAGGAAGGTGAGAACATCCTCGCCATCCAGAAGCCGCGTCGGGTGCTCTTCCCCCTGTTCGAGATCGCGTCGAACCCCGAGATCCCGCTCACGCAGATCAAGGAACGCCGGTTCGACATGATCGACCGGGCCCAGGTGCTCGCGAAGTCGCAGGTCCAGGCCGCCGAGGACGAGCGTGTCTTCGCCGTGCTGGACGCCATCGCGACCAACGGCTTCGACTCCGTGGCGGGCGGCACCAACGCCGATATCCCCGTCATCGCGCCGCTGTCCGCCGCGGTCATCGCTGACGCGATGGGTCTCGTCGAGCGGCACGACCTCCACGCCGCTCGGATCTACATGAACCAGCGGGACTTCACGGATATCCGGAAGTTCGGCCGCGACGTGTTCGACCCCGAGAGCCAGCGGGAGCTGGTCCGCACCGGCCTCGTCGGCACCATCTACGGCTGCCAGATCGTGACCTCCCGCCTCGTCCCGGTGGGCACGGTGTACGTGTGTTGCGATCCCGAGATGTTCGGCCGCATCCCCGTCCGCACCGAGCTGACGGTGCTCTCGGCCGACGACCCGAAGGCCCGGACCATCGGCTTCAGTATTTTCGAGAACCTCGGTCTGGGTGCCTACAACCCCCGGGGCCTCGCTCGGATGACGATCACTCGCTGATTGGCCTGCTGAGCGAGTCTACG